CCATCACGCACAACGGCAATGTGGTTAATGCGGATATCCCGCTGCGCGTAATCATCGGTGCCTGGCATGGCATCGTATTCGGCGGTATATCCGACAGAGACTTCACGAAACTGATCGTGAAGAACTTTTGAAATCAGACTGGCGTCCTTGATCAGTAAATCGCCAATCAGCGCCTCCACCCCATCTGGGGCAAAGCCGCGGCGCAGATTTTGGGCATGTCCGCGATGGAAAGCCCCTTCATTATCAGCGCTGACAAATTGGCCGGGGTGCTGATCGGTAACCGTTTTACCTTCACCGCTGGCAATCGCGGCTGCCGAAAACACTTCTTCCGGCGATCGGTATACTTTTACTCGGTCCCGCTCCGGCAAGTCCAACTCACGGCCCAGATATTCCTGGTATCCCGTGCGTGCTAGCGGTACGCCCAGGCATACGATGTAGCCTTCCGGCGTACGGGCGATGTTGTCGGAAATCCGATCAGCGTAAAAAGAGCGCATAGATTATGCCTGCTCCGTTCGTTTCGGTGGGCACGCAGGAAGATAAAAAGGGGGGTCTTGGACTACGAAAACAACTAGCTAGGCTTCTTCATCGAGCGGATCGAAGCCCAGCAGTGAAACAACGTCGGCGGGAGTTTCTGCTAATTCGCTATCGTCATCGAGATCGTCATCGTCTGCAATCGCGCGCCAATCAATCGCTGGCGTATCCACGCTTCCAAACTGGATATCAGGCAGTGGCATGTTGCCCCTCGATACCATTGCGCCATGATGCAAACACTACCGGGCTGATATAGCTTTGCAACGCCACTGTGGGAGTATTGCCGAGTTTGCCAGAGACATGCTTAGCCACTTCCATCACGGCCTTTTTATAGCCAGTCTCATTGGTTGGAGCCGGGATGCTTTCCATCTTCTGCATCGCTTCCCGTGTGCCGAGCAATGTCCGAAAGTCTTTCGTCTTGAACTTGCCACCATTGAGAGTATGCGTGTATTCAAGAAGTGATTTGTCACTCACTCCCGGAAACAGTTTTCCGTCTGCGCCGGCCTTTTGAGAACGCTCTCGCAAGATTGCAGCTAGGTTCTTGTCGGCCACTTTCAGATTCAGGGCCACTCCCTTTTTCCCAGTGAAGCGCAAATACGTTTCGTCTCCTTCGGTTACTACATGGCGGCCTTCTAGCGTTGTAGCGCCGTATGCCTTCTGTTTCGCCTTGGTGTCGGTGTCGCTTCCCGGCCGTATGCCCATGCTCATCACAAGCTGAGATACTTGGGCGTTTTCCCGTACTTTGGCATCGGTCGATGACTGGAGCCGCTCTTCATTCTGTTTCCGCACTTTGTCAAACTTGGCATCTAGTTCTTTGATCCGTGCGAACTTCACGGCTGACTGACTCTTAGCGAACCGCTCGGAATACACGTACTGCGCACGGCCCTTGGCGTCTTTGCCGATAGCCATCAGATCACCAGATGGATCGGGGTTGATCCTGACTTCATTCCATGCCGGTGGCAGCTTCAACGCCTTGATGTGTTGTGGCCACTGTTCACGATTCGATGGAGCCGCTATTAGCGATGGCTTATTAGTGCTCTTGCTTGTCGTGAGGGCGGCTCCGCTATTGGGGCTGCTGGCTGCTGAGGATGCGCCACCACCGGGGCCTGACGTAAACTCACCACCGCCCGGACTGCCTGCTGACTCTCGCGGATGATCCGCTTCGCTCCACTCGTCCTTAGTGGGCTTCTTTGATTTCGCCTGGGGATTATCGGCCTTAGCCTCTTCCTTCGGCGTCGCTTTCTTGGACTCTGTTTCTACCTGTTTAGCGGCGGCCTTGCTTTTTGTTTTACTGCCGCCGATATCCCCAAGCTCGTCATCGTTTAACGAATCCGGGCTTTCCGACTCCGCTTCTCCCAATTGCAGCGTGGTGTCGTCGCTTGCTGCTTCGATCTGCTCATCCGTGATGTTGGTCCACAATCCCGTGGCGTCGGACTGTTGGCGAAGTTCTTTCAGGCTTGTTTGCTGACCAATAATGCCGCTGTTAAATACGCTCACCACCGCATCGGTGTTGGCTTTTCCTAGCTCGGCGCGTTCCTTTTCTGTCAATACCCGGGATGGCGCAAAACGATAATCGAAATCCCGAGGCACATTGCCGAACGTGCTCATGGCAATCACGGGGAACAGTCTGTCTAAATTAGGCTGGAGGTCGTTCACCTGCTTCTGCGACACCATTTCGTCGTAGTTGTGTTCGTCGCCCTCGTTCGATTGGCCTAACCCAGTTTTGGTATCACCGTACAACTTGGTCATGGGGATGCCGGCAGCGCCGCATACATCCAGCATGATCTTTTCGTATACATCCGCTAGTCCACCAAAACTATAGGCGTGATTCTCCATCCCTCCGGTATCGGGCAGAGCTAGCAGTCCCTGGCTGGTCATTAACTCGCTTTGGGCCGATAGCACGTTATAGGCCTGCTGTGCCAATACGCCGCCCGTGGCCAGCATCTGGTCCATGTTCTTGAACTTCAGCGCCATGATGTTGGCGCGAAACACGAGCGATGCGATATTCCAGCTGGTGTTGTCTCGCTTGCGAAGTTCGTCAAAGATCAGTTCATATTCACTGATGCCCCAGCGCATTTCCGCTTGCCATTCCCACATCGGCAGCGGCCGCCCGACAAAGCGCAACACACGGGAGCTATGCACCTTATACGCCCCGCCGTGTTCTGTGGTGATAATGTAATTGGCTGGTAGGCCGAAGTCCCGCGGATTGTTGAGATCCGTGTTCACTTCTTCACTGGGAGTGATGCCGCTCCAGCGGTCAAACACCAACAGTCCCCGATAAGAATCTAGTTCAACGTCTTCGAGATCCAGCGGCTGATCCAGGATGCCTTCGTGGCCCTTAATCATCATCACCGCGCCGGCGCCGCCGAACAATCTTCCCCAACGGATGCCTTCTAGTAATTTGCCGCGTGTTCCGGTGTGACGAACTACGCGATCGAATTCATCGATCTGCTTGGGCTTGACCTGGGAGTTGATGATCACCCAGTTCTTCATCATGTCTTCGGCTATGCAATCGATAACCCGCCTGGCTATCCAGTGGGACCGATACAGCGAAAGGCACAGAATATAATTGCGTGTGAGGCGAGTAAGCGGATACGCCGTGGATTCCAGCAGATTCGGCGTGCCGTGCCCAGTCCTGGCGAGCGGATTAGAAAAAGCATCCTGCACAGCACGGTCCATCGTATATGGCCCGGTTAGCCGCTGCTGTTTGACCTTGCAGTTAAACTGCATAGAAGCGCCTGAACACTCTTAGAAACAATTGAACCACCACTTGTATGCTGTGCTCGTGGCTAATGCCGTAGTTGCTGTAGTGACCGTAAACGTTGTCGTAGAGGTAGCCGACACGTAGGGCTTGGCCGCGACCGCCAGGACACTAGCTGCGGAATTTGCCGGTTCAATCACGCATGCTCCCGGCGCTTGCGGCAGTGCTGGAACAAATGTCACAGTGGCGAGTGTTGCAGCCGTAGCAGGCGAACCGGTTCCCGTTGTGATATTTAGGATGCCGGCATTCGCATGACCACCTGTTGTTACGGTCGGTGATGTTCCCGCTCCCGTTCCGGCCGCGATAGTAGTTGCCGAGCCGGAAGAAATAAAGGCCGGTGTCGCCGCTATCGTTCCGTCCGTGTTCTGGTTGCAGACCAGCGTGCTTGAGTTGACCTGATTTAGCCATACGCCAGTGCCAGAGCCCGCCAGCGTTCCTCCTGGACATTTGCCGTCTGGCACAAAGAAGTGGCTACCGGTGGCGAATGCAGACGCCGCAACTACGGAGTAGGGGATATCGGTATCTTGCACGCGATCATAGGCACCAAGCCCAGCAAACGGAGCGCTCGTGTTGTTGTTCCAGAGCGCGTTTGTAAAGCCCGTGCCGGACGTGTAAGTGCTGTAGGTCGTGGTATTGAGGTTCAATGTCATCGTGCTGCCAGCTACGGCTGTGATTGCTGGGCATTGTCCGTTTATCTGCGTCATGCCCTGAACCTGCCAGAAACAAATTCTCGCACCCACGATAAATTGGCTGGGCACTGAACCACTAACTACGTAATGCGCACTCGTCGCCTTACTGATCGAAGTGATTCCGGCTGAATTATTTACGCCCAGGATCGCTACCGGTAGCTGGTACGCCGCTGTGCCGTAATTTAACCCCAGATCGTTATTGTAAATCTGCTCTTGGTAAATGCTCGATGTTCCAGCATCTACGATGACGCAAGTGCTCATGGGCTGGCCGCTACCGTAAGTAGAGCCAGCTCCGGCAAACGTCGTTACATTCGCTAGACAGTGGTTATTGAAAAACCGATCCCCGCCCGTAGTGGAACCCGCACCGAGCGTGTATCCCACTGCGGAATTGAGAACGTAATTGTCATGGATAATCGTGCCTTCACCGTGAATTCCGAAGTACATTGTTCCGTAGATGAAATTGTTGTCTACCTCGTCGGGCAAATCCACCAGTCGCGATCCTTGATTCGTTGAAGTGATGCCTGAGTCGCCGCCGTAGATGTGATTATGATGGCAATGATTAGCGAACCCACCCTCTTCCCCGCAATACATACTCTGTTCGCCCGAATTGATAATAGTGTTATCGTGCGCGTTGTTCATGGCTGCGTTTACTCCCAGCCGGATACCGCTCCACGCCTGATTGTTGAGGTAATTGTCGGCAATCGTGGTTCCCCAGCATTGATACACCAGAATCCCATTGCCATTGCCGCCCGCGCTGCCACCCGATTCGTAATCGGTGGTGTTTTGGATATTGTTCCCCGCTACCTGCCCGTTGCAGAAATCAGAACTGCCTGTGCCGCCTGAATGCTCAAAGAATATTGCATTGTCGCTCTGGCCGTAAATAATGTTGTTTGTGACCTGGACCGCATTGGTAGCGTTTCCAAAGTCGATTGTCGCAAACGATCCGTATGACTGCCACAGAGCCGTGTTATGGTCGATCTGCACGCCATCGCTGTTGTAGACCTGTATCTCCTCGACGTTATGGGAAGAATCGCCTGAGGACTCAAACTCATTGCCTTTAATCAAAACGATTGCGCTGTTGTTGATGCTGATAAGCGGCGCGCTTGTATTCACAGAGTTACCGTCGATCAGGCAATTCTCAATCGAGATATTGTTGGTGAAACTGCTGGTAATGATCGATGCCGTTGTTGAGCCTGCGACCAGCCGAACCCCGGCAAGAATCCCATCGCAAACTAGGTGTCCATTTGTGGGGATCGCGATGTTCTTCATGGCGCAGATTTTGCCGCTGCGAATGTGGATCGTGCCATAGGCAGCCCACGCAGCATTCATGTGGGACGAGTCGTCAGTGCTCCCGTCGCATACCGCGCCGAAATCCTGAAGATAATGCGGTCGAAATATGGCCGATGCGACGGTTTGACTCGCCCCGCCCGTAGCTGGTTCGGTGACTGTCAGGGTGGAAAAGTCCAGGGTGCCGGATATGTCGCTGTAGGCTGGCTGCGATTTTGAGATTACTCCTGCCGCCGAAATCGCGTTAATCCATTGATGCGACGTGGACGAGGCGGGGACGACGCCCACCGACACGGTTCCGCTTTCGTTTTTTGCTGAGAAATTCTTGCTAGTGCTGTCCAGATACGTTTTAATGAAGCCCGCCGCGGGGGTAGACGGCGCGCTTATGGCCGCATACGTTTCGCTCCCCGTTACCACCACGGACTGATTGGCGACTCCGTTACTGGTCACTTGGCCGTTGCAGGCAAGAGCCATGCACAGGAAGCTAAAGAGATACGCGGCAACTGTTCTGCTCATTGACATGGTGGTTATTATTGATTGATCACGGGCGCCGATATGGCGTATAGATTGGAGCCATCAAAACTGGCAAATTCCTGTACACCGCATTTACTGGCCGTCATGATGGACGGGTCAAAGGCGCCCTTAATGGCGGTCGGCCATACGAACGTGCGCCCGGCTGTAGCGTCCTCACAGACTTGGATCATGGCCGTTTGGCCCTGCACTACTCCGGTTACTGAGCTGCTGGTGACGTTACCCGTCAGCGTGATAGTCTGCAGCACTATGCCGTTACCGCCAAGCGCGAAAGTAGGAGTGCTCGAGAACGTAACCGTTGTGGCTATTCCGATCGTTGGTGACGCCCAAGTGCCATCGCCGCGGAAGAACGTGGAACTGGACGCACTCGTTCCGCTATTCATCTGCGATGTAGCTATGTTTCCCTTTAGATTGGTAAACGATGACTGTAATGCGTAAGCCGTCGACGTGCTGTTGGCGTGGAACGTCGTGGCTAGACATGTACTAGCTGTCGCCGTTCCGGCCGCCGTGCTAATCGTGGGTGCATTACTGACGGTGGTGGGCCATACAAACGTGCGTCCGCCAGTCCCGTCCTGACAAATCAGAAACGTTAAGTGCTGCCCTGACAGCATGTTGGTAATCGTTGAACTGGTTACGTTTCCTGTTAGCGTGATCACCTGAAGATCCGACAGAGATGCATCAAACGCTGGGGTGGACGAGAAGCTGACTGTATTGATTGGCGTAACGTTGCGCCCTGTGATCAAGGTCCCCGGAGCGGCTGTTCCGGTATTCACTTGCACTTGGCCGGCGCTAGCTCTTGAGAAGTACGTATCTGCTGAAACATCGGCCGTAGTGCTGCTGCTTGACCAACCAAGTACTCCCCCCGAAGTGGTGTTGACTACTGGATTTGCGCCTCCGTTGATGATGGCTAACGGATTTATGCTGTTGGTGGTGTCCTTTATGCTTAGAGTGCCAGCCGATTCGTTAAGCCGAAATGTATGGTGGGAGCTTTCCGTTCCGGTCAGGCTGAAGTACGGAGTTGAGCCTGTAAGATCCACGACTCCATCCGTGACGGTGAACTTCGAGTTGCCATTATTAGGCCACACACTAAACGGCTTTGTAGTACTCCCGGCTCCCTGGAGGATCTTGAATAGATAGCCCGTTCCGCTGTTACTTGTGCCATCTTGCAGAACAAACAAATCTCCTGAACTGGTAGTGGTATTCCATGTGCGTGTTTCGGAATTAGCCGCCATGGTGAGGCTTGTGTTTCCGCTTGGGTTAGTGATTAAATTCCACGGAAGATGAATATTCTCTGGTGTTCCATTGATGTCCTGGGCAATAAGTCTGCCCATGACAACGCACGCACACAGGCATACCGCGACTGCAATTGGTTTCAGCATGGAGAGGGTAATAGGTATACGGCGCGGATGTTAATCGAGTTTGCCGCCCTTGCGGGCTATGCCAAACAGCACGCAGACGAGATCTATAACTAGGCGAATGAAATACATGAAATGCTTACTGTGCTGGACGTTTGTCCGGGCCTTGCGTGTCTCTTGTCGTTTTTGCTACCGGGAAAGCGCCCGCGCCTACTTGCCATATCCGTTCTGACCGTAGCCGCCTGGCCCGTAACCGCTCCCCGGGACTAAGGGGTCGGCGTGCCGAAGGTGACCACTAGCTGGGAGGCAACGCCGGCTTTCAGCGTAATTGCCACGGATGCCGAAAGAACTTCCGTTTTAGTGTCTGCCTCGGTTGCTGTTGCCGTGATGCTCAACGTCGCCTGCCCCACCGCAACGCCAGTGATGATTCCGCCCAGCAGGTTATTAGGATCAGTAGCTACGGTAAAGACCGCGGGATTGTCAGACGATACGCCTACAGCCGATAGCACCGCGCTACTGGGATGGCCGGCGCTATCCGTGGGTGCTATCGAGAACTTCACCACTTGGTCATATGCCATCGAAAATTGCATGTTAATTAACCTCTTGTGATCGATCGAAATATTCAGTTTCGTGATTGGGGGATGCCAGCGCCCATTCCAATAGAAACGCCAGAGATTCCGCCAGAAATCACCCAATGAGAGATTCTTTGATTCCATTTCTATTTCGCTGGCGGGTCGGGCTTTGTCCTCGGTGGAAGAACGCAGCCGGAGTGTCTACATTACTTGTCGGAAGAACCGGGATTCTTCCTATCCACCGAGGTCTTGAAGTGGCGGCGCCTGCTCTGCGTGGCGCCCTACTGTCAGCGGGACGTGTTTAATGGTCGAGGTTCACGGAATTCGTGAAGCAGCACGACTATTTCACTTCAGTAGAATCTTCATCGCGCAAGCCAAAATAATCCCGCACTGCGTATTGCAGTTTTGGGTTACGGCCGGTCCATTGCCATAGCCCCTGCACGTCATATTTGATATCCCGCAGAGAGTCGAAGCCGTTTTCGGTAAGCACGGCCCACTTGCTCACATACCTACGATTTGCCTTGGCCCCGTGCCAGTAATGGATGATCGTTCCTGGTACAAATCCAACATTACGTTTGATGTGCTGCTCGGCCCGCTCTTGCCAGATTCCCCAGTACTGCTTATACGTCTGGTGGATCGCTCGAGGATACGACTTATCGACATTGCCGATTAATGCCGACGCCATGTGGTGATCGCCACTGCCTAAGATGGCGATATCGCCTAAGCCGCCGAGATCACTTAATGCGCTGCGGCGCGCCGCCCAGGCGTATCCGGGATGGTACAGCGGCTTTCCGTTATCGTCTCCATAATAATAACGGCTTTCCCTGTTCGGTTCCCGATCCTCAAAGAGAGGATTGCCCATCTTCGGATGACCGTTCTGGCAGTAATGCGCCATGAAGCCGTTAAACAGTTTCAGGGGCTCAGAATTAGGCCCCAAATCGAGAGCGTGCGAAAACAACTGCACTACTTGGTAATGCTGTAATTGATGCACCGTCTCGGCGGCCCAGTCTGGTCGGGCAAACTGAACGTCTGCATCAATCCAGGCAACATATTCCCAATCGGACGGCAATCGGCTGATTCCAGCGTTGGTCAGATTCTCCTTGTAGAAGATCTCATTGGGCGATCGTAGTTGAATATGTCGGGGGTTGTTCGCCTGGGTGACTTCGAAATGCCTGTCTCGTAGCGCGACCTCGACCGTATACAGGATGGCGCCTGCATCGGCGCACATCTTCTCGAACGCCCGATACAGTTTGTACCGTGAATAGTACCTCTTGGGGTTGAATATGGTGGTTACCACGTACAGCGGTGACGAAACCGGGTGAATGTGGTGCTGATGCTGTGAAGGATGATAGGATGGCGTTCCTTCCAGTGCCGCGTCAGCTGCGGGTGTAATATACTTCAACGCATGTCTCCCGGTGCCGATCGACCCAGATAACGCTTCACCCTTCTTTTAGATTCTTTACATTTGTTCCACTGAATCGCTTGAACCAACGGATTCGCTTAGTGTCTTCCGGCGGCCGTTCCCAATCGTGATCCTTCATCGGGTAGATAGGCATGGCGCTTTGATATGAATCTGTCCATTGGCCCCAAGCGTGATGATGATGATCAATTTGCTTTGTGGCTTGATCGAAGCTGGCTACATGCTCGTAGATGATATATGCCTCACCGGCTGCTACTGGCATGGTGGCCAGTTCCGCGAGGCTATTAATCTCGTGCCGCTCGTACCACCGTAGGGTGATCTGGAACTGCTGCCCATCTAAGCGGCTCCAGGGCTGGATCGATTCATCGGAGTCCTGCTGCTGTGCCCATTTACGGTGCTGGTCTACACGGCTGGCCGCTTCATAGCTCGCCGCTGGAGTGAATACGACATAACGCTTTTCGTGATGGGTGGCGGGAGCCATGAACGCGATCGCGCAAACGATGTAGGGTAAGAGAATCATAAAATACTTATGCAGCCCGTGGAATGCCGTTTATTTTCAGGAATTGGCTCCGAGTCATTCTCGTCACGGCGCCATTGCCATAGACTCGAGCGGGCCAGCTAATCTCTTCCGTGTCGATGAGTGGTTGGCTATCACAGCGGCATCCGGGAGATTCCCCCGGACCGTAATGCCCTAGCGTGCTGGCTTCCCCGATCAATGCTTCCGGGGCTGGATCGTCATCAAACGGGCAGATCACTTGATCCATGTACCGATGACTTTTGCGTACTCTCGAGTCCCGAGATGTACTCCAGATATAGAACCCCGCACCCACCGCCTCGGCCCGAGCCCGCGTCAGAGCTGTGATCGACTTCATCGTCTCCGTACGCGCAATCAGGCTGATTCTGCTTTCGCTTAACTGGGAGAGATGCGGCCTCAATTCCTGAGCGATGGTAGCAGCGCGGGCGCCTTGAATCTGCCGTTTCGATACATATCGTGTAGCCTTCTCAGCCAGCCACTCCGGGAGTGATTGAATCAGCGCCGCGTTTTGCGTCACTAGCCGGCGCATCTCGACACCAACGCTGCCGTGCAACTCGCTCTGTAGAGCATTGAATACTTCCCTGCCCCGCATGCTTTTCGATGCTGCGGCACGCCAACTGCGAGCGTTGCGAACGTTTTGCTGAGCGATCATCCGCTTTGCGGTTTCTTCTGATAGTCGAAGAAACTTGGGTGATTGGGCGATGCTTTGGAGCCGTTCCTGTGTCAGTGGGCCTTTAAGCATGGCTCCAAACAGTTTGCGCAGTTCGGCCGCATATTCCGTGAACGCCCGCTGAGGGGGGCGCCACGTTGTCATATCTTAGCGGGACCAGGCAACAATGGCGCACTTGCCGTCGCGGCAGCTTTGGCTTCTTTCGGCTTAATGACTGGACGATAGTAGTCGGCAATTTCCAATATTTCGAGGTAGGCCTTGGCTAGATCTTCCCACTGCTTCGCAAACCGGCCCATCGGGATATCGCCATCAAACACTTCCCAAACTTCAAACTTTTCGTTGAACGAAATACTAAAGCGTTCTGTGGGCATATCCTTTCGTTAGACCTCCTGGACGGTGATCAATAGATGCCGCACTTTGACCTGACCACTCGCCAACGTAACTGTGTTGAATACATCGTACACGCCATTAACAGATCCGCCTGAAAGCCTGACCGTTGCGGATGTGTCGCTAAATGTTTCCGTCCCCATCGTTAGTCCTGGCGGCACAGTCCACGCGCTGGCGTTGATTAAATCCGCGGTGCCCAGTACCGGAGTCCAGTCGAACGCAAAATCTTCCATCGCCCCGGGGTCCTTGACAGTGATAAGCATTTCTTCGCTATCGATGATCCACAGCCGCTGCTGATACAGTGCCTCGAACGTGCGGACAGCTACAGCGCCGATCCTTACAAAGTGGATCAGCGCTTTCCATACTGCTCCAAACGCTCGGATGGCTACTTGGCGTCCGGCAAAACCAGTATTGCCTGAACTTGCTACTGAAGCGGCCTGCGTTGCGGCCGCCACCGCTCTGCCCAATTGCTGTAGTTGGCCTAGTCCGCTCCTGGCTGCGGTATGCAGTAAAGCCACGCCCTGATTGATTGCATGGGTGGCAGCGCTTCCAGAATTGGACAGCGCCGCAATGGCTCGCCCGATTACCGGTATGGCTGTGGGCTGCTGTTGCGCCGTCCGTCCAATGGCGAACATGCGGATAGCCCCGTTAAGGATTCCAGCGGACGCCTTTGTTGCCGCTACAACGGTACTTTTGACGCTCAGTGTTTTCGCAGCGCTTTGCGTCTTGCCTCTGGCCGCTGTGGCTAATATGGCTTTCCTTGCGCTATCAACCGTGCCTGTTTGCGCTTTTGCCGCCTCGCCGATGAAGGCCATCAGTATGGCGACCGGTCTAATCGCTGCGCTTGCCGAAGTTATAAGGCCGGCGCGTAGCGCAACTGAACCCTGTAATAATCTCTGAGTGGCTGAGGTCGATGTGCGGACCCCAACCAGAATACGGCCAACACCTAACCTGGCCACTGCCGAGATAGATGCCACTATATTGCCGATGGTCATCCACGCATCGGACCCGGCTGATTTTCTAGACGCTGCACCGATTGCCAGCAGCGCTGTCGCTCTGCTAACAGCGGTATTGATAATCGCTTTAGCCGCTGTACTGAGTACACCTGTGGGTGCCGCGTTCGCCGCCCACGCTCGCTCCTTAGAGGCAATACCGGTAGTGACCGCTTTCGTGTTGCTGGTCGACGGCAGGGTAGGCGCCGAACCTACGGTAAAGAACCGTGTGATCGATTGATTCTGCCCTAATACCTCATTGGCTAATCTGCTCTTTACGTCGCCCAGTAGGGAGGTAAATGCTGTCCCTAGTACCGCGAAGGTCTGGACGGTGACGCTGACGGTTGCTGCCAGCGTTCGCGCCGCAATCGCCCCCAGGGCGATACCGATCCCGTTTATTTGCCCGGCCGCTTGTTTCGCTGCCGCGGCAATTTGCAGAGCTATCAGATTCGTTCGGCTTGTAGTGCCAACCGCCGTACTGGATGCGACTACCAGTAGTGCCTTGGCCGCTTTACTGGCCGACGCTAAGGCAGTCGACGCAGAGCGTACAGCGGAAACCAATGAGCCGGTTAGCGCATGGCTTCCGCCCGACATCGCTGCTTTGATAACAGCTACGCTTGTCGTTGTGCCTATCGATGATAGTCGGGCAGATGCCGCTTCGGTATAATTTGCCTTTGTGGTTTTACTGGCCGAAATCTTGGCGATGAATGCCGCGATTTGCGCTGCGGCCGTGCTGCCGAAGGACCCCCGAAGACTAGCCTCGTTTGACGCCTTTGTAACGCTGACCGCGCCGGTAGCTTGTGGGGCAAGTCGCGCCATGATAGCCGCCAGTGTCGCGAATACCGTGGTTTGGTTTACCCCTAGTGTTTCGTTGGCTAAACGGCTGTTCGGCTGCCCGATGAGTGATGTGAAAGCCATTCATGCGTTACTTGTTTATGGTTCCGTCTGTCAATGGCACGAGATCACTGGCGCTTGTGCTTAGAGCCAAGAACGCCTGGATATTGCGCTTGCTGGCTGTCGAGCCGATGGTCATTCCCGTCACGCCTGCAGGCCAAACAAACGTACGGCCCCCGGTAGCGTCTTGGGTAATCACAAATAACAGTGTTTGTCCGGCTATGATGTTGCTAATGGTGGAACTCGTTACATTAGCCGTCAGTGTGATGGCTTGGATCTTGCCTAGTGAGGCGTCAAACGTCGGGGTAGTTGAGAACGAAACCGTATTAACCTGAACGCCAACGCGGTCATTGACTACATCTACTTCCTGTTGAGCCAATGAACCGGCCGTCAGGATCGCTGTTACATTCGCTCCATTGCTGTGTGTAGCGGCAGTGGTTCCTTCCACACTGCTACCGGTGAGCGACGTACCGCTGATTGTGGTGATCAGTAGTAATTCATTGTCAATGATGACTCGGAATCCGCCCGTCGCCGCTAGGCCCGCAGCGCTGGCAACGGTGAACGTGACTGGTCGAGTAGCCGAGGAAATGGCACCGTTTAGTGTGGTGCCGGGATGATTTGACCATACTTCAGGTTGATAAGACACTCAGGATTTTCCTCGGCGCTTTTTTGGTAAGAAGTAGCTAGCGTTTAGCTTTCTCTGTCCTAACGGTGTCTTACGAACCACCAGAAGCCAAAGTCAGGGTATAGGTCATACTGATGCTCATGCCGTTGACCACGTTAATCGTGGCTGCCGTCAGCGCGCCGGTTGCCGTAACAGCAGGAGAGTTGAGATTGTTTAGCCAGCGCCGATCGTAGAGTGTACCCGAGGATGCGGCTGTGAATAGACCCCACTCTACAATCGCCAACGAGCTTGTGAAACTTACCGTTGCCACGCTTTGGTATACGCCGCTCGAGGGATTAGTTTGCGTACCAGCAACGCGCGCCGTACCAGCAGCCGTGGTGAGTGCTGTATCCGCGGCGCCGTTTACGAGTTGACCTGTTGCCGAGGATGCCGTGTATGATCCTGACGCGGTGAATCCTACCAAGGCTAGGACGGTTGCGGAGATCACCGTCACCTGCCAGGTCGTCGGGCTAGTAAGTCCCGTGCCTGTTACGCCGGTGATCAGCCAAATATCATTACTGGTTGCGCCATGCGCGGAGCCGAATGTCAGTTGTAGCTGGCTGCCAACGTTAGATGCCGACGAAATACTGGGCGATGATCCGTGTGCCCCGCCAGTTCCAAAATCGTGATAATTGATCGCGCTAACGTGCGGAGACGCGCCACCGCTGGCGAAATCGGCCGCTACATACGTTTGGCCGGTAGTGGTGACAAGCGCCAGCATGCCGGGCAACTGATACAGTGGGTGACCCAGATGTCCAGTGTAATTCTGGAGTTCGTACGCAATGAACGCAGTTAACCCCATTGTTAGCGGGATCTTGCCTTCGGCGCGCAGAAGCGTCCAGAGCCGCTCGTACCAGGGCGCCTTTCGGGCCGGATCTTTGGCAACTACCAGTTCACCGAGCGGACGGCCGGACACGATGCCAAGGTCTACGATTGAGCCATCGACCTGTGTAACTTTGGCCGAGAGCACCCCATTAAAGATTAGGGTTTGTGCTTGCATTTAGTTTTTTCCTTTCGATTTGGGGGGTGTCCGCCACTAAAAAAGCCCCGGCTAATGCGTCAGGGGGGGTAACGCACGCCAGGGCCTAGTCGAGGAACAATGGAGGTCAGGTTATTTCAAATTGGTGGAAGTCGTTGGAGGCTGAAGATTTTCGGTAGGTGGAAACACGTCGGGAATGATTGCGTCTTTAGGGGCGGTGGCTAGTCTCCACACTTGGAAGTAGTCTTTTGTTGCCCACGCTACCGGAATCTTGACGATGTATCTATTACCCACGCTGCCCCGTGTCACATACGGTATGTAGTCGGGGGCGTTCTCTTCTAATTCGCTGTCGAAGAAAATGAACGGTGTGCCGTCTTCCGCGAACCACACCCTGACGCGGCCCGTTTCGCCAACCGCTAGATCACTAACGGAACGTGGGGTGATTTTCGGGAAAAACTTACCGTTCTCGCCGGATGAGTAGTGAATCTGTGATGGTGCTTGGATCTTGCGCGGCCGAGAGCACCCGACTATCAGCAAGGCCGCCAGCACTACGGTGAACCATTTCACCGGTTTATTGCTTGCGCCGCGCCGCGCCCATGGCGTTAAACCCGTCGAGCACCGCGCGCACATACTCTTTCGCTATCTTCTTTGCCTGCAAATAAGGACAGCGCGTTTCTGGAACGGGAGTATTGCCGGGCTGGATCGTCAAATGGTTTCCGTGGATAGACAGATTCAGGCCATTCGATTTCACTATCGAGATCCGAACATGGCTAAACGATTCCGCGGTGATGTCTCGACACGACTCGTGTTCTGAGATTTTGAATACGCCGTGAGATGGTTGCTGTTTTGCCGGATTCATTTTACTCTGGTCGGCTTTCAATTCTGTAGCTGCCTGGATAATGCACTCGGATATGCTGTGCCAGTTCCGCTTCCGTCCGCGCCACCATGTGAGCCCTGCCGGCAATCGGCATAACTCTCGGTGTCTCCGGCCCGTAATCGGTGAACAGTACAGGCACTTCCCGTCTTTTGTCGCAACAGCCTGATGGAACAAGTACAGTTAACATGGTATGTCCCTCTATTGCTATTGTATTCTTTAATCGGCCAAACGCCAAGGATTTATTGTCGTACGCACGATATAGCGGCCGCTGTCCGGGTAATGATTTCGCTGGTTGATTGGCTCATCTATACCTATGCGCTTCGTGTTCCAGGCGTAGGTTTGCAATTCCCGGATGGCGTCTTCGCTATAAGGGCTCGAGCGATTAATCTTTATCAGATTCCGACTGAGCATGGTCGACATCATGCGGATGCCTTCCATTACCTCGTTGTCGGCGTCGATTACATAGATGCCGCGGCTCATCAGCTCCACCCGGAAACTAGCAGCACTTGGGTCCAACACGACCGTAGCCTGGGCTGGCGACCGATCGATGAACGCCTTCATGTCGTCGGCGTACTCGGAATCTGTTTTCTGACGGGCTTCCTTTACTGAGTCCCAGTAATAAACTCGATCCCACCACAAACATTTGCCATCATCGTAACTGTCAATGAAGACGCACGGATTATGTGTCCCATAATCGACACCGATTACCCTTCGCTCATGACCGCCTGGCTGAATCAATCCGGGAGGGGCTTGATCATCAGTGTAGTAATTCTCTTCGCTTAGCGAATCGCGGTAAATCGCCCCATCGGCCGTTACCCAAAGCCCGTCAATATAGCGAAGCTTGAATACTCCGGTGTACTGCCTATGCAGAAACGCCTTGGTCTTTTCGGTTATGTTCGGGTTATTGTCCAGGGGGAAACAGCAACTCCAGAAATCTCCATTCGCTTGCTTTACCAAGTCGTCTATGTAGTCAGTCTTGAGATAGTGGTGGGGATTATCAGGATTCGTGCTGCCATACATCCGGGATTCCGGCAACGACAGGCGGCTAATCGCCATGTCCCAAAACGATCTCGGATACAGCGTTAATTCGTCACCAATCCAGACCCCTACCGTCGCGCCGCGAATCGCCTTCCAGCTACTTTCATCGCTGGCACCGATTACCAGGAATGGCCGCTTGAGAAGCCATAACTCGCCACTGTTACTGTTGTACCGATAGCCATCCTCGCCCACCATGGCGAAAATGTCGTTCAGCATATTCGTCTTGGCCGCTTGCTTGCTGCGAGCAGTGATCAGGCCAATGCCACCAGGCCACCAGCCATCGCTTAGCCAGCCCACCAACTTCGCGTTAATGGCCCATGTTTTGGCCGATCGCACCGGCCCCCATAAAACATTGATCTTGGCGTCATCGCGAGGATGGCGCCGAATGAATCGCCTGGCCTTCTTGCTGAACGGCTTAATGGTGGTGCTCAAGCCGCTTACACCAGCTTGCTATACACGAGAGCCATGCCGAGCTGGCACGAATTTCGCACGCCTAACGTTCTCATCGCAGTGTTCTTGTGTTCACTCACTGTCCTGAAATTCAAGTTAAGCTTTGCGGCGATCTCGATCCCCGTTAGGCCATTCGCGTATTCCATCATGATCTCTACTTGGCTTGGGGTTAATGTCGCGTACGATCTAGTGGGATCAGGGTGATTAAGTGCCACCTTCATCCCTAACTGCACTTCGTTCCTGCAATCGTGATAAAGCAGTGTCTTTTGATGCAGCGCACGCACATACTGTGCGGTTAGCTGGAGGTCACCGCCAATTTCCTTACAAGTGCGGCCCTGAATGAGATGCATCACCAACTGGGAGCATCGCGCATAGCCTGGCAGCGTATTACCTGCCCTTGCGCTCACTACTCTTCTCTGGTTTGTCTATCGCAGTGAGCAGTTTTTTTAAGGGCCGATCGCCATGGGTAAGCATGTTGATGTACGCCCGCTGCATGTCCCGATAGCGTTTTTCGGCTTCGCGTCGCGATACCAGTTGCCAGATATTGGCTCCGGCGAGCAGGAAGATTGCGATGCAAGCCAATTCCATATATCAATTGTCCGCTCAACGCTTCTTACGATATTTCCTGAGAAGCCATCTGGTCAGATCGATAGTCATTAAAACCAAGACGCAGAAACAAGACAGTACGATGACCCAAGCCGCCGCCGCTATAAATCCCAAACCTAGGCCACTACCTGTCTTTTAGATGTGACGCGCAAGTGCTCGCTCATTTGGACCAATGTACTTATGGTAACCGCTATACTGCGCACTCACCACAACATTGTAATGTTTCACGTGGAACACTCGCCATGCACATGCCGACACTACCAGCACGAGGGATGCCGCGGCTATTGAAAGCCTAAGAAATATAATGCCTCGGGACAGCATCGAGACTCACTCTTCGGGGGGATCTACCGGCACGACATTTACTGATCCGCTGGGTATGGGATCATTCGCAGCGTCTTCATCGTCATCGTCTTCGCTGGAACTTCTAAGCGACTCGGCCAATTCTCGCATCAGCCCTTCGGTGCCTGTCGATTCATTGCGCTGCGGCCCCCATTTGCTACGTTCCTTCACTTCCAGCCAGAACCGCGCCGCCCTGAAATCCGGCAGTACATCCTCTTCGTACTCGTGTTCAATAACTTTCCCTTGATCCTTGTCGTAGAAAAATTTCTTGGTTTTGTGCCGGTAGCCCAAGGCCATTCGATGGAGCGAGGCCGCAACCTTAGCCGTTGCCGGTTGATTCCCCCTACGAATCGCTTCGGAAAAATCGGCATACTGCTTCTTCCATTCGATCAGTGTGTCGACGTGAATGGAGAGCTGTTCGGCTATTTCCGCTTGTGTGTAACCGGCTAATGCAAGGTCGTAAGCGATGCCTACGAAGGAGGGGTCATATTTAGTGGGACGCCCCACGTTGGCCATAGGTACGGTGCGTCATTTCTTTACGAATTGGAACTTCGGAAGGATTGCCAGTTGATCCGGACATCCATGCCGCCCGGCTTTGTTACAAGCTTGCTAACTTTCGGCCAAAGCGCATGCACACACTTTGCGGCCACTAGGTGCCTCCCGGACTTATAAGCGTTACTGAGACCGCCTGCCACGTTAGCTCCCATCTTGGGTTTAGCCATTGCGAAGCGGTGAGATAGGAGTGTTTGCCACCCTGCGGTTAAATGCTGCACAGTAAAGTCGACATCTTCCTTCGTCTCTGTTTCGTTGCGGTAATTTATATCCGTGTGAGTATCTGTCAGCACACAGCAGTAGGCTCGGTTGTTTAGGCTATATGGTTTTTTCTTAGCTGCGAAACAAGCAAATTGGACATAATCCGCCGCCGCCAGTGCAACTCTTCCGTGAATGCCGCGCACTTGATTCTCTATGCCGCGGAGGGCGACGGATGCTGGTATTTTGTCTTGTTTACCTTCTTCATTTACACGTAGAAACTGCCGAATATTGTCGTCTATCTGCCAATACCTTTTCAGTTTCTGATGCCGTGCGTGCTCCAATATAAACTGCCGCACAAAGGTTATGCCTCGATTGCCTTGGGGAAGGATTAACAGTGTAGCGTTCGGGTGTTGACGACGATACGCGCCTTCTTCCTGCGGCTCAACCACAGCGGTATACGGCAGCCCGCTGGCCTCTAGTTGCGAGAATAATGCAGCGTTGGGGCGACCCTTTGAAGGGACGAATATAGGAAACGTGACGACCTTTTCACTATCGTCAAAAGCGGCGAGTTCTAGCCCCTTTTTTATGGGCCTCGGCCCAACTATAGTCTTGGCGCGCTCGAGTTCCTTCTCTGGCGTTTCGCACTCCTGTATCTTCTCGCGGTAATAGAACACGCAAGCGATGCGCTCATATTTGGGCGTGATGCCAACAATCGGAGTATTGCCGTGCCACTCGTGTACATCCGCTAGCAGCACGTCGCTGGTGCGCATGTCCACAGCCACCCGGAATTCAGGGAATACCGTGTATCCACCGCTGTACTTACCGCCCTGTACAACGCTCATTACGCCGAAGCCTTGCTTTAGGTCGCCGGCATCCTGGTGTGCGAGAGTGCGAAAATTTTTGTTTACTGTAATTGTTGTGAAAGCGGTGCCGTGTATTACAAACGAAGGCTCCGTTCTCTTAACTACATCCAGTTGTGCAGAGTGCCTAGCTGGGTTGACGCTCTTGAAGTGTTGATCCACAAGCCGGATGTAATCCATACACTCGGCAAACAACTCCGGGTGATTCAGGCTGAACGCTGTTTTGCGGCAATACGGGAAGCGCGTACCGGTGCGGTCGCGGTTCATAAATCCGATAAGCCCGCTGCCAACGCCCTTAAGTTCTGGATATTTACTGATTCTTATTCTGGTCTGTTTGGATAGTGTGCCGTCAGGATACCTGGCGCTCTCGGAACGGCCCAGCGCTGCCGTGGGACGATTGCTAGGGTCTCCACCGACAACACGTAAGGCTTTGTATGCTCGTGAGCAAACTTCTTGAGCGATGATGTTCTTGCGGAACTGGAGAAGAATCTCTCCGTTCGGCTTAATAACGTCGGCATCCTCAGTTACCAGGACATCGATATTCTTTTCGGTGAGCGGCTTCCCTTTCCACGCCTCTCCCTGCTCCGCGGCGCTGCGAACCGGACCATTTAGCCGGATAACTTTCACAGCCATACGCTTTTACGCTGTTACCTCTTCGGGGTCTTCGCTATTGTCAGTTGGAACATTCTCCACTGCAAACTGGACTGCTTTAATCACGGCATCGGTAGCCGTTTTCACCGCAAAGCGTCGCTCGAGAATATCTAGGTTTCCCTTGAAGCGCTCCCAGTCAGATTCCGGGCAGAACACTTGGAGCATTCTGATATGGCTTGTTATCTCATCAGAAGGCGGGGTGTCACCTTCGGTCGCAGCCCTGTTCCCTATGAGTTCTCCCGTAGCCTTTTCAGCGCTGTTCGTTGCTGGTACATCGAACCCATCGGCCATTAAACTTGCCAACTCGCCGGGGTCGAATGCGGTCAACTCAAGGTCGTAGCCGAGTTCATGCAGTTCGCTGATCTCGAATGCTATCAGTTCCGAACTGCGCTCTACCTCTTCCGCTATCCGGTTGTCTGCGAGACGATACGCCTTACATTGCGCCGCGGTTAAGTCTGAGGCTACATGCACGGGAATGTGCGTGAAGCCGAGTTTGCGAGCAGCCGCGCGCCGCAGATGGCCGGCAACGATTACCTCTTCTTTGTCGACTACAACGGCCTGGCGCCATCCGAATTCTTTGAGAATAGCCGCCATCTTGGCGACATTCTCATCGGTGATCTGACTCGCATTGCGCGCGTAATCGATCGGCTGCTCAACCGGCCACCATTCGATTGCTAACTCGGGATGCACTGGGCCGGCCGGAACCGAAGCAATCCTGACAGCCTGCTTCTTGACTACCGCCTTCTTTTTAGTAGCCGTCTTCTTTTTCGTGTGGGGGATAGGCACTGTGGAATTCAGCGAGCGCAAGCTCTAAGCATCGGCCTTCTGAAATTGTGGGATCATTTTCGATGCGGCGCACCGTGGCAATCGCCATCTCGACCGTTGCCAATTGGTCGGCGGTGAGAAAGATGCGCTTTCGTTT